GTCGTGGGCTGCATCATCGCCACGACCGTACGCATCATCTCGTAGAGATCGCGCATGGTCGGGGCGTCTTCTTCTGTTTCCTGATCCGCCAATCTGATGCCTCGCAGCGTCGTTGCCGGTGGTTGGGTTTTGATGTGCGGGACCGCTACCGCCGAGAGCTCGGCAAGAAAAGCTGCCGACTCGTTGCCGTGCTCGTCCCTGTCCCCAAGCCGCATGCCAACACTGACGTATTCGATCTCGCCTGCGTCGTATGCGGCTCGCCCGGTCTCATTCAGCGAGACCCCCAGGTACAGCGCAGCCTCAACCGATTGCTTGATCCCCTGCGCTTGCGCCTCCGATGCGGTAAGCACCCGAGCACGCACAACGCGCCCGAGCCCTCGCCCTTCGCGCTTGTGCTCTGTGATCAACTGCGGCTGAAAGCCATCGCTGAGTTGACGCTTGATCGCCTCGGTGACCTCTCCGAAATACTCCGGGGATCCGAACGGCAAGACGTCGTCGCCGTACTCTACGTCACGCATGGGCAACGCATAGAACCACGCGAGGTTATCCGGCCCGCTGTCTCGCAGGCTGACACACTTGGCGATGTGGTCGTGTCTCATCATGTCTCATAGCTTTACACGCCGTGAGACACTTTGTAAAGAGCGCGTGTGTCATTTTGGCACTGGCATTGCCGAATCGTGTGCCAAATTGGCAATCATCCCCACACGAGTAGCAGCGTGCACCGGCACTTGGGTGCGCCCTCGCAAGACGGATCGGGTACCGTGCCGCGCTCTCCTGGGAAGTCCTCAAGGTCTTCGGGAAAGCGCCACTCGGTGCGGTCGTACCCTGCGCAGTGGTCGCACAACGACGCGTCGCGGATCGCCGTTCGGATCGCGCCAACGACAACCGCACCTTGCTCGGTCGCTTCTTGTACGCGTGCGTAGCTGATAGCCTTGTTCATCGCTGGGCGTGCGGCACGTGCGAGCCCTTCGGCGGTCTGCTGAGTGGCGAAGGTATCGAGCCCACCGCTTGCCCATGCGCTACGTACCTCACCGGTGACGCGCGACGAGATCTCTTGCGCCGCCGTCCACGACTGCATGCCCATGACTGCGCGCTGCCTCTGCTCGACGTCGCGCAATGCGTCCCCGCTAACCCCCGTGCCTGGCGTGCCTCCGCGCTCCTGCTGTCGCTGCCTCTCCTGCGCCGCCTGCGTCGAAGCATTGGCGAGCACTCCGTCTACGGTCTCGCGGATCGACTCGTCATACCGCCGCGCGTACTCATCCGCGATTGGACGAATGACGCCCTCTGCCTCGCGCGGTGCGGTCGTCACGGGGAGCGCGCGCAGTGCGTCCACGAGCTCTCGCCGGTGCTCGGCTGCTAGCGCATCGACCGAAGATGCAAGTCGTGACTCGGCATCCTCGATCATCTGCTCCTGAGTGGCCCAGGCGACGACCGTTTCGGCAAGGTGCAGATCGTCTTGCGGGCGGTGCGACGGGAACGGCAGACCGTCCGCGCCGGTGATCGTGTACTGCTCGGCAAGGCGTACCGTGCCGCACCCGCACTCGCAATCCACTCGCGCGTTTCGGGTGTCTGCGGTAGCGACTGACCGACCGACGTCCATACGCTCGCGCGATCCATGACCGACAAGCCTTCGCTCGGCGCAACGACCTCAAGCCAAGGCAAGCGCACCGTCGGCACACCATTGCGGTCGGCGTAGCCAAGTTGCACGGCAAGCCAGCGATAGACCTGCCTGGACCAGCGACCTACCTGGTTGTTCAGCGCCGCGATGTGGCGCTCCCGATCCTTCAGAGCCATGACTTCGCCCAGCGCCCGCGAGCCACTGCCAGCCGTCAAGCCAAGCGTCGACGCCTCCCTCTCGAGGAGCTGGTCGATCATGCCATCGGCATACTTGAGGTAGATCGTCACGTCGGTGGCGGTCCCGCTTGGGTACTGCACCGAGAAGTCCTTGACCGGCCCGGAGAGCCGAACGACCTTCATTCCCTTCGTGGTCGCGTACTGGTCGATCAGCTCATCGACCGTCGCCGCACTCTGCCTGTCGGAGAATGCGCCCGCAGCGCCCCCGCCGTGCTCGTGCACCATCACCACGCCGCTCTCGTGGTACAGTCTCTCCGAGTACGAGTAGACCGCTTCCTTCGCGGTCTCGTACCAGTAGACCAGCGGTCGCAGCGCGGACATGCCAACGGGGAACATACCCCACGAGACCACAACCAGGTCCTCGGCGGGGATGCGCGCGCCGCCTGTCTCGGCGTATTGCTGGATCTCGGTCAGCTTGTTCGCCTTCCAGATCGTCTTGTCAGCGTCCGCGCCCTCGAAGTCCCACCGCCAGATCGACGACTGATGCACGCGGTAGCACTCGAGGGTGTAGCCGTCTTCCGTCCACGGCGTCGGCACAAGCGAGAGTTCCTGCACGCTGTGCCCGAAGTATCGACCCTCGGTTAGTTCGCCCATCGCCGCGCCGAAGTCGCCTTGATCGTTGACGACGTCCGTCCGCAAGTTGAAGATCAACCGCTCCGCTTGCTCGGCAAACGCGGTTTCGTCGGCGGTGGGTGCCTCGCCCTCGTAGTCGTCCGATTCCCACTCCACCATTTGTGAGTAGTCGGCGTAGGCCGCCGCATCGCACGTGCCTCGGATGTGCGCAGCGATGCGGGGGTGGCCAAAGATCATCTCTTCGACCAGCCCAGGCTTGCCGTAGCTGCCGAGCAATTCCTTTCGCGACATCGTATCGGCGGCGTCGCGGAACGGCGTACCCGAGCGAATGCCGGGCGTTACGTTCAGCGCCTCGCGCGCTTCAATGGTGACGGGCTGGCGGTCGATTAGCTTGTGTGTTGACATTCATGCTCCGGTGTGTCTCGCATGAGACAGTACCACCGGATCGATGTCTCGTCTAGCCGTCTCAGTCCGATCCGTGCTCGTCGGTAAAGACCGACAGACCATGCCGGGCGAACTCGCGCTGGATGGCCCGCACAAGCGAAGACTCGGTGCACTTCACCCACCGCCCATTGCGTAGCGCAGCGAACACAACGCCCGCGCCGTCAAGCGGAAGCCTAGGCATGTCGTAATCGTCCATGTACTGAGCCGCGTCGTCAACCGGTATGCCGCTTGACCAGCCCCACGTGAACGGGGTTGAGTAGCCCAGCCTTTCGCACAACCGGTCCGTAAGTCTCGTGTAATCGTCACCCCTGCCAGGCACGATCATCGCGATTGCGCAATCGTCGTCGTGCATGTTGGGTAACCACAGGTGCATCTCTCTTCCCATCATCTCAGCCTCCTAAGCCGATCCATCCTTCCACGTTGGCGCCTAGGTTGAGTCGCTGGCCTGACCTCGGCGCCGGTATGCCAGCCTACCGCATCGAGCGCACGCACCGCAAGCCCTAGCGCCATCACGGCGTCATCGTGCATGCCCGTGCGAGCCTCGTACCGCACGCGACGGCTTGCCGTGTAGCTGTACTCCATCGATTCGAGCTCGGACCGGATGACGCCGTCCGGGTACGCGATCTGTCTTCCGTCGATCGCGATCATCAGGCGAGACATGAGTTCTTGCTTGCTCGGAGACGTGAAGACAAACGGCTCAAGCGGGCACCCCATGGCGTGCAGTTGCTCGACAAGCACGTCTCCCACGCCCGTGGCATCAACGAACCCGTACGTGCGCCCGGTAATCTCCGCGATGCGCTCGGCTGTCTCCCGCCATGACACGCCCTGCCACCGCTCGACTTGTACGACGTTGCCTCGCCGATCCATGCCGATACCCACGGTGTAGTCGACGGACCGGGCGAGGTCCCACCCCCACACTCTGACAGGCTCATTGCTCGTGTGCCCGACGCAATCGCGTATCGCCGCAAGGCCGAACGGGTTGGCGCCGGAGTCGGACGGAATCGCAAGGTATTCCTGCTCGAAGATCCATCGCGGCAAGTCGCGCTCTGCGCTCGCGATCTCGTCTGGATGGATGTACGGGTTGGACGCGGTGGGCATCTGCCAAGACATCCAGTCGGCCCGGTCGGGATCCTGTCCTCGCATGTACATATCCCACGCGTCGTCGATGCCGCGCGGCGTTGTCGCCATCCATGCGCCGCCTCGCATGTCTGACAGCGTGGGACGGATCGCAGCTTGCCATATCTCCCCCAGGCGAGGCACCATCGCAGCCTCGTCAATGCCGACCTCTGCATACTTGCGACCTCGAGCGGGGTCGCCCCCGTCCATAGTCCACCATTCCCACACACCGCCCGTGACGCACTCGATCCGCCTCTCGGTCTTGTCCGACCGCGTGACGATCGGGCGAAGCATCGCAAGCGCCTCGTCCCACATCGGAGTCAGGAGCTTGTAGGTCGGGGCGAACCACGCGTACGGATTGCCAAGCAGCATGTGGTGCAGCCCGCGTCGCTTGAGGAGTTCGGACTTGCCCCACCGCCGACCGCACACGAGCATGTTGAATCGAGCCGCCGAGTCCCACACCTGCTGTTGCGCAGCGTGAAGTTCGGTCACACGTATACGTGCCTCACGCACCGTCGTCGCCCGGATCGCCGGTCACGTGCTCGACCACGATCCGCACACCGGTGCTCTCGCCACGTAGCGCGAGCGCTTGCTCTGGCTTGCCCAGGATGTAGTCGCCAAGCCACTTGCGTGCCTTGTCGTCTCCATCCTCGGCTTGCTCCGCAGCCTTGGCAACGATGCGACCCCAGCGCTCAAGCGACACGGATCCGATCGTGACCTCGAGGTACTCTTCTTCGGTCGCGCGCGGTGG